TTACCACACGATGTTCAGGTCAGAGAACTTGGCACAGGTAAGTCTCGTAAAGAGATGTTAGAAGAGTCAGGATTACAAGTAACAGTAGTAGCAAAGCTAGCAGTTGATGATGGTATTCAAGCGGTGAGACGGTTGTTACCTCGATGCTGGTTTGATGTAAAAACAAAACAAGGCTTAGATGCTCTGCAAAACTATCGTAGAACATACGATGATAAACGAGATGTATTCTTTGATAAGCCTGTACACGATTGGTGTTCTCACGCTTCAGATGCTTTCAGATACCTTGCAGTAGGTTTAGATGAAGGCAACAGCGACTGGAATAAACCACTAAACATAAATAATTCATGGGTAGTTTAAATGGCAGATGACAATAAATTAAAGAGTATTCTGGAATCAGAGATCGATGATGCTATCGGTTATCTTGAGACAGAAACGACTGACGAAAGACAGCAAGCTCTAGAGTATTACATGAGAGAACCTTACGGCAATGAAGTCGAAGGTAAATCTCAGATCGTAACTGGAGAAGTAGCTGAAGTTGTAGACGGTGCTCTTCCAAATTTAATGCGAGTTTTTACCAGTTCTGACGATGCCGTTGCATTTGAGCCAGTGAATCAAGGTGATGAAGAGGCAGCTGAACAAGCTACACAATATGTAAACCATATCTTCTATAAAGACAATAACGGTTTTGAAATTATGCACGACTGGATGAAGGATGCACTTCTTCAAAAAGTTGGTGTTGTAAAAGCATACTGGGAAGATAAGACAGATGTTACAACTGAGAAATATTATGGCTTAAATGATGATGAGTTAGCTATGATTGCTCAAGACGAAGAAGTAGAGATCGTAGAACAAGATACTACAATCGTTCAAGAAGCTATGTTTGATCCAATGACAGGTATGGAAGTATCACCTGCGTTATCATCACATGATGTTAAGGTGAAGCGTTCTGTAGACAAAGGCAAAGTTGTTGTAGAGAATGTACCTCCAGAAGAGTTTCTTATCTCTAAGCGTGCTAGAACAATCGCTGATGCTCCATTTGTAGCTCACCGTAAGATGGTGACTCGTTCAGAGTTGATTGCAATGGGTTACGATGAAGACACAGTAATGTCTTTACCAGCTGGTGATGCACTAGAGTTTAGCCCAGAAAGAATTGCTCGATACACAAGAGGTGAACAACCTACAGACATGACTTCAGATGATGAGGCTATGCAGTTAGTAGAATACTTCGAGTGTTATATCCAAACAGACTTTGATGATGACGGTATAGCAGAGATGCGTAGAGTATGTTATGCAGGTCATGAGATTCTACATAACGAAGAATGTGACTATATTCCATTTCATTCTATCTGCCCAATTCCAATTCCACATAAATTTTATGGTCACTCATTAGCTGATCGTGCAATGGACTTACAGTTAATCAAGTCTACTATTACTAGACAGATGCTAGACAACCTCTACCTCACTAACAACTATCGAGTAGGTGCAGTAGAAGGCCAAGTCAACCTCGATGACTTACTCACATCAACAGCAGGCGGTGTGGTTCGTATGAAGAACCCAAATGCTATTGTACCAATGCAAGTTGCTTCTAATGCTGCACAATCATTTCCAATGCTTCAGTATCTAGACGAGGTCCAAGCTAAGCGTTCAGGTGTCAGTGATGCTTCACAAGGTTTAAATCCAGATATATTACAGAATGTAACAGCCACTGCGGTTAATGCAATGCAATCAGCAGCTCAAGGTAAGTTAGAGTTAATTGCTCGTATCTTTGCAGACACAGGTGTATCAAGTCTATTTAAAGGCATATTGCAGTTAGTATGTAAGTATCAACAAAAAGAACGCATACTAAGACTTAACAATAAGTATGTACCATTTGACCCAAGAGAATGGTCTTCTGAATACAATATTACAGTTAATGTAGGTTTAGGTACTGGATCTAAGCAAGAGCAGTTAGCTACTATGCAAATGATTTTAGACAAACAAGAGCAGTTACTCACGACTTACGGTCTTGGTAATCCTTTAGTAAACCTAAAACAATATAGAGATACACTAGCCAAGTTCGTTCAGATGGCTGGATTCAAAGATGATAGTCAGTTCTTAATGGAAGTTACAGAAGAACAAGCTCAACAGTTAGCTCAACAACAAGCACAGTCACAGCAACAAGGTGATCCACAAACTCAGGCTGCACAAATGTTAGCTCAAGTTGAAAGAGAAAAAGCACAATTAAAAGCACAATCCGACCAAGCAAAAATGCAGCTAGATCGTGAACAAATGCAGTTAGAAGCACAACAAAAAGCATTAGAATTACAACAAAAAGAGGTGCAACAAACTGCTGATTTAGCGTTGAAAGAGTTAAAAATTAAACTTGATGCTGAAAATGCTGACAAGAAAGTCAATACAGATCAGACTAAAATGATTATGGATGCGTTGGAAAAAATTAACAACATTACCAATAAAGGAATGCAATAATGTTACTTAACTTTGGAGCACCACAGCTTGCACCTAATATTGTTCAAGCACCTACATCTTCATTAGATACTAATGCAATACTAGGTTTATCTCCAAGTCAATATGATGGGTTAATGAAACACGCAGGCACTGGGTATTATTTTCAAGATGGTAAATTTTATACACCATCTTCAAAACCAAATAATTCAAGTTATTTGACTGCTTTTGGCACTCCTATGAGACCTAATCAACCAAGATATATAGGAAGTCCATATAGTCCATATACTGCTAATAGCACTGGTGGAGGTAATGGTGGTGGAATAACTATTGATGGTCAATATTTTAAACCAATTAAGTTTGGTAAAAATCAAGAATTACCTGCTGGATTTGTTGAAGGAGACAAAGGTATATACGATATATCTCAAGTATATGTAAATTCAATGAGACCAAAACCAACATACGCACCTGTTCAAAATGTAGCATCATTTTTATCGACCCCAACTGCTATAGCAACACCACAAGGTAGCTATGGAGCTGGGAGATATTTAAGTGGATTATTAAATTCACCAATTACATACGGAAGTCCAAATGACCAGACAGGAAGCGATTCGTAATTTATTACAATCACAAGAATTTTTAGATGTAATCGAAGAGTTAAGAGACAATCAACTCAATAATATTCGTTATTCAGAAGCACACCAAAAAGAAGAGCGAGAAAGATATTACAACCGATTACAAGCTATAGACGAAATCATGGCCTATCTTGAATCAATCACTAAAGACAGTGACATTAAAGATAAAGCGTGGAAGATATTATAGACCTTTCTATAATGGCAACCCTTGCCTAAAGGGAAATCAAGGAAATACAAATGAGTGAAGAAACCATGACTCCTGAACAAGGAAGTGGAGAACTAACTGTGAATCAAGCAGCCGAAAGATTTGAAGGCTTTTTATCAGCAGGTGAGGAATCCACGGATCAACCAGAAACTGTTGAAGCGGAAGCTGAAGATAGTGCGGACTATGAAGAAGCTGTTGAAGCTACAGAAGACGAAGTTGTTGATGCAGACGATGTAGAAGTTGAAGACGGTGAAGAAACCGAGTATGAAGAAGAGGAACTTGAAGAACAACGCTTTACAGTGAAAGCTGCTGGCGAAGAGAAAGAAGTGACCCTCGATGAATTGATGCAAGGCTATCAACTTGGTGCAGATTACACGAAAAAGACTCAAGAAGTTGCTGAACAACGCAAGGCAGTAGAAGCGGAAGCAAAAGCAGTTCAAGAGGCTAAACAAGTTAGGGATACTTATGCTCAACGGCTACAAGCTATTGAACAATTCTTGACCTCAGGTCAGGACAGTCCAGAAGACTTGGCCGTAATGAAGGAAAACGACCCAATAGGATACGCAGTCAAAGTTGCAGAATTGACTGAAAAGAAAGAACAGTTAGCACAGGTTAGAGCTGAACAGCAACGCATTGCCCAACAGCAACAAGCAGAGCAGCAGCAAAACATGGCTAGGCATGTTCAACAGGAAGCACAAAAACTTTCACAAGTCCTACCAGAGTTTTCAGACCCAGCCAAAGGCGAACAACTCCGCAGTGAGATTCGTAACTACGGCAAAAGTGCAGGATTTACAGATGCAGAGTTATCACAAGTATACGACTCTCGTCATGTATTAATCCTACACAAAGCGATGATGTACGACAAGTTACAAAAATCTAAACCAGGTGTAACTAAAAAGGTAGCTCAAGCTCCTAAGATGGTTAAGTCAGGTACTAAGGTTAAACAAGGTAATGCAGACATTCGCAAAAAACAAATGAATAAGCTAAAGCAAACTGGTAAAGCCAGAGACGCTGCGGCTCTTTTTGAAAACTTTATAAATTAAGGAAGTGAACAATCATGGCAACATATAAAACCTATGAGAGCGTTGGTAATCGTGAAGATTTAACCGATGTGATCTACACTATTTCTCCAACCGATACACCATTTATGTCATCTGTTGGTAAAACAAAAGCAACTGCTGTATACCACGAATGGCAAACAGACTCATTAGCAGATGCTACAGTCGCTAACGCTGTAGTTGAGGGTGCAGATGCTTCTTCAGCAACTCTTGCTCCAACAACTCGTGTTGGTAACAGAACTCAAATCTCACAAAAAACTATCCAAATCGCTGGCACATTAGAGTCAGTTGACAAGGCTGGTCGTAAGTCTGAAAAAGCTTATCAGTTATCAAAAGCTTCATCAGAACTTAAACGAGATATGGAAAAAATCTTATTATCTAACCAAGCTGCTGTTACAGGTGATGCTTCTACAGCTCGTAAATTAGGTTCTTTACAAGCATGGTTAGAAACAAACTATGTTGGTGCTGGTACAGCAGGTGCTGACGGTACTACAGCTCGTGTATCTGGTACAGATGCAGCGTTCACAGAAACAATGCTTAAATCTGCTGTTAAACAAGCATACGAACAAGGTGGTAACCCATCAGTTCTTATGGTAACTCCAACACAGAAACAAGTTGTTTCAGGTTTTGCTGGTATTGCTGAACAGCGTTATCAAGCTCCATCAAACGCTCCTACAACAATCGTAGGTGCTGCCGATGTTTATTTATCAGATTTCGGTACATTGTCTGTTGTTCCTAACAGATTCATGTCTGCTGATGCTGATGATAACGGTGAAGTAGCATTCGTTCTTGATCCAGAGTACGCATCTATTGCTTACTTACGCCCATTCGCTACAAACGAATTAGCGAAAACTGGTGACAGCGAAAAAACACAGCTTATCGTTGAATACACTCTTGAAGTGAAAAACGAAAAAGCTCATGCAATTATTGCTGATTTAGCAGAGTAATACGGTTAATAGCCCTCATCACGAGGGCTTTACCCTTTTAGGATTATTATGGCTAAACTATTAGAAAAAGATAATATTAGAAACAAGGTAGCACACAACACCGAAGATGGTGGATTAGTGATTGAAACTGTACAAGATGTTTCATCAATACTAGAACAAAACAAAAAAGAATATAACGCAACAAATGGTCGTTGGGGTGAGGATGTCTTTGACAATAAGATAGCTTCCATTCCACTAACCGTTATAGACGATTTAAACAAAGCAGGCATCATGCGTGGATTTCATGTGGTAGATCAGAAGAAATTCAGGGCCTGGCTAAACAACCCAGACAACCGTTTCTTTAGAACACGACAAGGTAAAGTATAATGGCATTTACTTCATATACAACATTAAAAAGCACGATAGCAGATTATCTTGCTCGTAGTGATCTGACAACACAGATACCTGACTTTATTCGTTTAGCAGAAGAAAGATTACGCAGAGACTTACGCATTAGACAAATGCTTAAAGTAGCAACAGCAACAACAACTGCTGATGACTCTACTGTATCTTTACCTGCTGACTTTCTAGCAATGAAAGATATACATTTAGATACAAATCCTGTTCGTGTTTTACAGTTTCAACCAACATCTAATTTCTTTAGAAACTCAAGATCAACAGACAAGGGTGTGCCAACCATGTACACCTTATTAGGAAGTGAGTTTCAATTTGCTCCTATTCCTGATACAGCTTACACAGTAAGAATGGTGTATTACTACAAACCCACTTTATTATCAGATAGTAATCCATCTAATTTATTTTTAGCTAACTGCCCAGATTTGCTTTTATACGGTGCATTAGCAGAAGCAGAACCTTATCTTATGAACGATGAGCGAGTTGCAACATGGGCATCTTTATATGATCGAGGTCTAGCATCATTAAGAGCAAGTGATGATGATGGAGAATATCCATCTTCTCCAATGTCAATAACATTATCAACGAGGTAAATAACAATGGCTGAATTTAGTAATTATTTAGAAAATGCGTTAATCAACGCAGTATTAAGAAACACATCATATACAAGTCCTACAACTGTATATGTAGCATTATTTACATCTGATCCTACAGATGCTAACACAGGCACAGAAGTATCAGGTGGTTCATATGCAAGACAATCAGTTACATTTGATGCACCATCTAATGGTGTAACACAAAACAGTGCTGATATTACATTCCCTACTTGTACAGCTTCATGGGGAACAGTTACACATTTAGGGTTATATGATGCTTCAACTGGTGGTAACTTATTATTTTTTTCTGACTTGGATACAAACAAAACTATTGATACTGGTGATGTATTTAAAATCACTACTGGTAACCTAACAGTCACATTAGCTTAACGCTTACCGTTAAACGATAAACGATAAAGGATAAACATGGCATTAGTCGTTAAAGACAGAGTAAAGGAAACCACAACTACGACTGGTACAGGCACGCTTACACTTGCAGGTGCTGAAACTGGTTTTCAATCTTTTAGTGTAATCGGTGATGGCAATACCACATATTATGCAATCGAAAGTGGTAGTAATTGGGAAGTAGGTATTGGCACTTACACTGCATCTGGTACAACTTTATCTCGTGATACTATACTAGAATCTTCTAACGCAGGGAGTGCTATATCCTTATCAGGCACATCTACTGTTTTTGTAACATACCCTGCTGAACGAAGTGTTAATACTGCTGACATAGGAACAACTATACAAGCATATGATGCAACCATACTTAAGTCAGCAGATATAGGTTCTACTGTTCAAGGTTATGATGCTGATACGGCAAAATATGATGATGCTACAGCAAACTTCACAGGTACATTACAGAATGGTGGTAGTAATGTAGTTGTAGACACAGATATAGGTAGCACAGTTCAAGGTTACGATATAAATACAGCAAAGTATGATGATGCAACTGCTAATTTTACTGGTAATCTACAACAGAGTGGAACAAATGTATTAACAGGTAACCAAACAATTACATTAAGTGGAGATGTAACTGGTAGTGGCACAACTGCAATTACAACAACTGTTGGTAATGATAGTCACAGTCATACCACATCTACATTATCAGGTAATGTTAGTGCATTTACCAACGATTCAGGTTACCTAACAAGTTCAGACATTGGATCAACAGTTCAAGCATACGATGCAGATACTACAAAGAATGATGTAGCAAATTCATTTACTGTGGATCAACTTATCAACGGACTCACTGTAGGTAAAGGTGCTAATAGTGTAACTAATTGTACTGCATTAGGTGCTAGTGCTTTAGCAAGTGGAAGTTTAAGTGGTATCTCTAATACAGCAGTTGGTGCAAACGCATTAAGAGATACTACTACTGGTGGTGGTAACACTGCTGTAGGACTTGGTGCTTTAGTATTGAACACTGCTGGAACTCAGCATACTGGCATTGGAACACAAGCAATCAGGGCAAACACAACAGGTAACTCTAATAGTGCATTAGGGTATCAATCACTTTACAACAGCACAACTGGTAATCAAAATGTAGCACTAGGTCATTCTGCCCTCTACTCCAACACTACTGGTAGTACCAACACCGCTTTAGGTTACACTGCAGGCTCAACACTAACCACTGGCTCTAACAACACACTCATAGGCTACAACGCACAACCTTCTTCTGCTACAGTCTCTAACGAGATTACACTAGGTGATGCGAATGTAAATAAAGTGCGTATGGGTAATGGTGATGAGTTATATCCAGTTCCAGCACCAGCATCTTTATCTACAGCATCTGGGTCTGCACCAAGTTACTCTGCAAGGGCATGGGTAAACTTTAATGGAACAGGTACAGTAGCAATAAGAGATAGTGGAAATGTATCTAGTATTACTGATAATGCTAATGGTAGATATACAGTAAATTTTGCAACAGCAATGGTTGATGTTAATTACAGCGTAGGTTTAGCAGGTGGAAATAGCTCTAGCAATACAAACATAGCTAGTTTAGGAGGCAGTAGTCAACCTCCAAGCCTTTTAACAACAAGTGTTAACATTATATGTTCAAATATTGGTGGGACAGTAGGTGACCTTCCATATGTAACAGCATCAATATTTAGATAAGGAATAATATGAGAATAATATATCAAACAGAAGAAGGGTTAGCGATAATCGTTCCTACAGATAAATTTGCTATTGAAGAAGTTGCTCGTAAAGATGTTCCTGCAGGAGTTGATTACTGGATAGTAGAAGATAACGAAGTCCCTAGCGATAGAACATTTAGAAACGCATGGGAATTAAACCCTACAGATTTAGGAACACCTAATGGACAAGGCATTGGAGCAGACGCATGGTTTGCAGAACAAGAGGTAGCAAATGAAAATCCAAGTTAATATAAACAAAGCAAAAGACATGACTAAAGACAAATTGCGTGAAGAGCGTAAACCATTATTAGAATCTTTAGATGTTCAATTTCAACGAGCATTAGAAACAGGTGCAGATACAACTGATATTGTAAATAAAAAACAAGCATTAAGAGATGCACCAGCTACTGTTGACAATATGACTACAGTAGAAGAACTAAAGGCAGCTACACTGCCTACTATTTAACAACTGTCTTATAAGGAGAATAAAAATGACAGACGATGTAGTATTAGATATACCAAGTACAGAAGAAAAGGCACAGCACTATAAAGCAATGGGTGATTCCGTTGATTTAATTTATGCTGTAATGTCTAATGAAACAATGCAAAACGAAACCGATGAAGAAAAGAAAGATTGCGTAAAACGCAATGTAGAACATCTTAAAATCATGGTCGCAAAAGAATGGTGGGGTGATGAAGACATGACTCCAGCAAACAATGCAATCGCTGATGCAGCTTCATATATTGCTTAACGCTTACCGTTAAACGATAAACATTAAAAGGAAAATACAATGGCAAAAAATAAACAAGAAACCATTAAGACTCCAATAACGGTAGATGATGTTGAATACCATTATGAGGATATGACACAAGAACAGCAAACAATGGTAAACCATATTGCTGATTTAGATAAGAAAATAAATGGCACAAAATTTAACCTAGACCAATTACAAGTTGGTAAAGATGCTTTTGTGAATATGTTAAAAACATCACTAGAAAGTAAGTAATGTTTGGATTTAGTTCATTTTCCAAAACACCATTTTCAACATTAGTTGGAGGTGCAACTGTATTATTAGCAAGTGCTAGTGTTACAGCTTTTGCTACAGTTGAATCTAGTGCAGACAAGACAGCTTTTTCATACCCACAAATATCTGCTAACGCTACATTTACTGCTGATGCACTAAAAGAATTATATGGTATTGGTAATATAAACTCTACTGGCGATCTTGCAGTAGATTACATAAGAATTAGAGATAACAATGCAAGTATTTCTGCATACGCTTTATTTGATGCAGACGGATTCTCTTTAGCAATTACTAGTGGTGCAATATTCAGCAATACATCTGTTACTGCTGATGCTATTAGAGAACGACTTACTACAGGAAGTATTAATGCAGATGCTTCAGTCACTGCTCTTGGTGGTGCAGTATTTGAAAGTTTTGTAGTTGCAAATGGAGTCGCATTAGTTACACCAAGAACATCTGTTACATACTCTGCTAATGGAACAATACAAACAACTGCAACAGTAACATCTTTACCTTATAAATTAGGTGAAGAATGGGCAACAGTGCCTGATGGTGGAGGAGTATGGACAACTTCATCCGAAGGAACAAACATTTGGACAACACAACTTCCAACAGATAATACATGGTTAAGACAAGGATAAAACATGGCAAAAGAACAAATTAGTCAATATGATGCAACCGCAGGAAATAATAGTGACATAAATACTATTAATATTTCTGAAGGGTGTGCCCCTAGTAATATCAATAATGCCTTGCGAGAAATTATGGCACACCTAAAAGACTTACAAGCAGGTAATAAAACTGGTCAGCCTATTGCTATTGCTTCTGGTGGAACAAATGCTGAAAATGCAACTGATGCTAGAACAAATTTGTCTGCAGCTAAATCTGGTGCTAACTCTGACATTACATCTTTATCTGGAATGACTACAGTATTAACTACAGTACAAGGTGGTCATGGTAAAACATTATCACGAGATATTGCTTCTATTGCTAGATCATCAGAAATTTCTACTATTACAACAGATACTGCACATGGTTTTGCAGTGAATGATACAGTCACAGTTACAGCAACAGCAAATACAGGGTTTAATGGAACATTTACAATTGATACAGTTCCAACTACAACAACATTTACATATGAACAAACTGGTGCTTCCGATGTTAGTCCAGTAGTTGACACAGGAACAGCAGTTATTGCAAACTTTGTTGATGCTGCTTCAGATATTTCTGGAATATTGCCTGTGGATCATGGCGGTATAGGTGCTAATACATTAACTGAAAATAGCGTATTATTAGGAAATGGAACATCAGCACCTCAAGAAGTTGCTCCTAGTGATTCTGGTAATGTATTAACATCAGACGGAACAACATGGGCAAGCACAGCCATCCCAGTAC